GTCATAGATCAAATCGCCGTCTTGGAAGAGCGGGTTCTTGTCCATGGCGTCGCCTTCGCGTCCGCGTGCATCCCGGTTCGCGTTGATCATCACCGGGTCGGCTTTGAGATCGCGGAAACAGTAGGGATGGCAGAACATGACGTAATAGTCGCGGCCCCAGGTTTCGTTGGTGTAGGGCTTGATGTGCGGATCGGCTTCGCGCGCCATGCGCTTCGCCAATGAGCCAACAGCCGTCGAGAGCTTGCCGGTTGCCGACGACACGAGACCCAAGGCGGTCGCGTGCACGTTCGACGCTGCGTTCGCCTTTGACGCACCAAAAAGCACCCGGTCTGCGTTGGCCGTGAGCCACGTATTGCGGCCAGCGCCAGCCGCGGTGACATAATCCACGCCGTTGATCTCATGGAATGTGTCGATGATCTGATACTTGACCAGTTCGGCAGCCCATTCCTTCAGAACCGGGCGGATTACTTCCATGATGTTGTTGGCCGATTTCTCAGCATCACGCTTAGTCATGGTGATGGCGTGGCGGTAGTATTCCCAGGCAACGTCGAAGTAGTACTGATCAAGCGCTTCTTCAGTGCCAGACAGCGTTGTGTTGCCGGTGACGCCCGCCGCTTTGAGGCGGGAGAGCAAGGGAATACGGATTTGTGCGCCGTCTGACACGAGGTCGTTTTTCACGCAAATAATGCTGTTCAAGCCTTCGCCCATGTAGGGCTGAAAACCGGAGTCGCGCACGTATTCGCGCATGAATTTGGTCTGGTACTTGAGAAGTTCCAAACCCGCGAGTGGGGCTGTGTTGGCCATTGTCTATGGGTGCTTTCTGTGACGAGTTGCGGGAAACCGCAGCCCTTTCATGTGCCGAACCTTGGCCGCGTGTGCGGCTCAAAGACGGAACTGATTGCGCTTTGCGGCGTGAGGTGCCCGCCCGACTGACCCGTTTGGGTGGCGTCAGCTAACGAGCCTGGGAACCTCGGCTGTTGAGCAGCGGGTGCACCGCCCTTCATTTCCTCAAGGACCTTTGCGCGAATTTCAGCCTCCAGTTTTGTCCGGTACGCGGTCGGGTCAGGGCCGATTTCTTGCATGGCCTTGGCGCGTGAGTACCATTCAACCAGCGCCCGGTAAGGGTCTGGCTTATTGACAAAATGCTGAGCAGCTCCTGACTGCTTGGCAGCTTCCAATGCCTGATCAACGACCTGATCGCCGTGCTTTGAACGGGCGAGCATTTCAGACGTGTTGAGGATTGTTTGCTGGTTCTGCCAGGAGATCTGTTCTTGCTGGAAACGAAATGCGCCTTCCGGGTCCAAATACGGATCTGGGGGCGTAGGTGCTGGCTGCTGTTGAGCTTGAAACCTGCGTTCCATGTTCTGAAGCTGTTGCTTGTATTGACGAGCTTCGGCTATGGCTTCTTCACGCAGACGAGCATCTTGCTTGCGCTTTTCGCGCTCGGTCAGAAGCTCACTGAGGGGCACTCGATGATCGATACGGGCGGCGTCTTGCTCGGATACAGGGGGCGCTGGCTGGGCTGTGACAGGTGGCGTTGCCGCCGCTTCGGTCTTGGCCGCCTCTTCAGCCTTCTTGGCTGCAAAGCGTCCTTGATCGTCGCGTCCATCATCCCTTGCGGGCGTCTCTGCCGCTGGCGCGGATGTGCCAGCGCTATCGCGCTCGTCTGCGAATACGTCACTGATTGCGGCCTGTTCGGTCGCTTTGTCGGTATCGGTCGTCATTTGCTTGCCTCCGCAATATCGTTGCTGGTCACGAAAACACCCCTGTTTCGCCGGGATGATGCGCTATAACGTTGAGAGACGGCCCAACGAACCGGAACGCCGCTTTAGCCGGCGAGTCTTAAGCACTGGTACAATTACGCTTGAGTGCAGGTGTCATGAAGTTACGCGTTACGCACATGCCCAATGTTCACACCGTCACCGATGAGGACACAGGCGAAATTCTGATCTTTGCGCTGTGGGGCCAGCTTGAACACGTCAAGCTGTTCGAACTCACGCGCAAGCTGGCGGACGGCACAACGGAGCGCCGGGCGTTTGATGACTACAGCTAACCAGCATAAGCCGGATCAAGCGGCAGGCTTCCCGCTTGCGCCAGTATTTCAGGCGGCAACTGCGGCTGTTGCGGTATCATGCCCGCCCCTGGGAACTGCGGGCCTTGCGGTCCGCCCTGCCTTTCGCCTTCCATGCCTTCATCATCCATCGGCATGGGGGCCGGGGCTGAAGCACCTTGCTCAAGCGTTGGTTGGGCGTAGTACAACGGAAACATCTGCATAGCCTGCATGGCCATGTTGAAATCAGGCGGCGCGCTTGGTGCTGACTTCGGACGGCCAAACTCGTCCAACTGCGGCGCTTTCGGCGTGAACGCGGTTGCCAGTTTTGCCACAGTATCCGCGCGCTTGTTTTCAGTTTCCGCAATGGCCTTGTCCACCATTGACGCTTTAAGCAGCTCTTCCAATTGCGCCATGCGCTTTTGAACTTCGGCCAACTCTGGGCTTGGCGCCTGTGCGTCGTCAATCATCTTGATCAGGCGGGCCTTTTGCGGCGTGTTCGACAACTCAATGATGATCTTGCCCAATGGTCCCATGGCCGCTTCGCCAAGCTGGCTGAACTGTTGCATCAGCTCTTCGTTCATGGTGATGGTGTCGGGGCCCTCGTCCAGAATGATATCGACGTCGATCTCGGATATCGGATTCAAAGGCTTCGACATATCGCTCATGTTGTTGAGCCCGAGGAATGCTGGCGATCCTTCGTCATCAGTAATACGAATCCACTTTTCAGCGGTCCAGGACTGTTTGATTCGGTTCCAAGTCTTGCGGTAAACGCGCAATTTCCAATCCCTGCATCGCTCAAACACGGGGCTTAGCTCCGTCATGCCGCTATCACGCTGCGCTAAGATCGCCCGGCCCGATTGATCGGCAACGCCGCCACCTTTGCCAACCAAGCCAGGATTCGGGCCGAGGTTTTCTAGGCTCGATTGGGCTTGTGCCAGAAGTTCGGCTTGGCCCTGAATTTCCTGCTGAACATCAACAACACCGGTTGTGGTTCCCCATTCGCCGTTATGTTCAATAACCCCATCCGGGCGGCCAAGCTCGCGCCGCGTGTGGTCGTGATCGTCAAGGTCGCCCTTGCGCGTGAAAATTTGTTTATGGTTCAACCAGTGCAGGAACTTCGAACGGCGATGGTTAACCTCGTCCTGCATAGGCTTCATATTGCGGATCGGGCCATAGCGGCCGCCCGTCTCGTCCACATACGGGCTCCAAGCCACATACGGGCAGTCTGGCGCGCCGTTCTCGTCCAGATACGGGCTAACACCGTGCTCAAACGTGGTGTCGCCGCAGAAAAAGCAATACGACCAGCCGACAACCATTTCGGGTTGCGTCATGGCCGTGCTGCCCATCATGGCGTCTTGTTGCATGGGCTTAGCCACAAGGCCCTTTTCCCAGAACTCTACAACCCTGACACGACGGTGCTCAAAGTCTCCCCAATTTGTCTCGAGATCAATATCCGACGCGGTGCCCTGACCAGCCGAGCCGCCGCCTTTGGACATCTCCAGAGTTGCGTCGAGTTCGCCATGGAATTTCTTGTAGCGCTCCTTGGCCTCGTCAATATCAAGCCAGAAATCCAACCCCAAGTAGCGCGCGTCTGAAAAATCAGTTCTTATAGACCGAGGGTCATAGAAAAAGCGTTCCTGATCTACGGCCTTTAGAACTGGTTCGTTTCCGTCGCGGCCCTGTTCGATGCCGACAAAGAGAACGCCAATCCCGGCGATGAGGCCGGAATACATGGCGTCTGACGCCAAGTTTTCCCAGCGGTTGCGATCGCAGGCATAGCGCAGCCCAGCCGTTGCGACATCGGCGCCGCCTTCTTCCTTGGGCGTGCGTGGAAACGCCTTCGGGTCGCGGCGCATCCGCTGTTCAACACCAACAAGGAAGTCGATCTTGCGGGCAATGCGGTTATCGAACACGGGCGCTTGGCCGCGTGCCTTCAGAACCTTTTGCTCTTCCTCGGACCACTGCATTGTGGTGGCGTGGTAATAGCGGCGGTGCTCACGCTGCTCAATACGCTCTTTTTCTTTGTTGCTCTCATAGGCGCGCAACATCCGGCGCTTGGACGCCGTGTCATAGGGTTCTTCCTTGGCTTTGGTTGTGTCGGGACGCTCGGCTAAGGCTAGATGCGCCATGACGTCCTTTCTTCTTTTTGGCCGCGGTAATCATCGCGCGGGTTGCGGGTGTCTGTCGATTTTGGCTTACGGACCCAAGGCCGCGACATGCAGCCATACCGCCATTCGTCGGCCGCGTGGTCTTCCATGTCCGAATCCAGGTCTTCCGGCCGGCTCTTGTCGTGCTGCAAAGCCGGTATTGTGCGGATGCTATCGTGGCAGGTTGAAAAGCAAACAATCATCGGATTGCCGTCCTCATCCCCCATGAACCGGCCGCGCATTTGATCCCAGCCGCCCATTGCGCCGCGACCCGGAACACGGGCATTATCAGCACGGCGGAACAAAACAATCTTTTCACCGTCGGCTGGCTTCCTGTCGCGCATGGCTTGCTCAATCGAGATGCCGCCGTCCTCAGAAAACGCAGCCGGATCAATAACGCCATAGTCGATGCGCTCGCCCTTCTCGCGCTCAGAAATGCCCTTTGCCACTTCCGGCGCGTGCAGCTTCAAGCCCTCATTTGGCTTCTTGGCTCCATACCATTCGCGGTATCGCACCATACAGCCGCGCGGGAGAATGACGGTCTGCTCATTCTTGTTTTTGACGCGGGTTTCGTCACTTGCAACAGCCCACCACCCCACACTGAAGGGCT